CGTAAGCTCAGCCTCCTCGATGCCATTGATGAACAGGCCGGCTCAGGCAAGCTCGACATCATTATCCAACTTCCCTACGTGGTGAAGTCGGAGTCTAAGAAACAGCAGGCGCAGCAGCGTCGAGCTGACATGGAGGAGCAGCTTCACAACTCCAAATATGGTGTGGCTTATGCTGATGCGACTGAAAAGATCACCCAGCTGAATCGTCCGGCAGAAAACAATATGATGGCACAGGTTGAATACCTGACCAAACAGTTGTTCTCGCAACTGGGCATTCCGAAGGACGTCTTTGAAGGTAACTCAGATGAGAAGATGATGATCAATTACTACAACCGTACGATTGAGCCGATTCTTACTGCCATTTGCGAAGCCATGGAGCGCAAGTTCCTTTCGAAGACTGCACGAGCTCAGGGTCAAGCAATTCGTTTCTACAAAGATCCGTTCAAGGGCGTATCTCTCGTGGATGTTGCTCAGGTGTCGGATATTTTCTCTCGTAACGAAATTCTCACACCAAATGAGATTCGTGCAGGCGTTGGTTTCCGTCCATCTACCGATCCTAAGTCGAACCAGTTGGTGAACTCCAACATGCCGGGTGGCAACACACCGGTAGCTCCGACAGAAGATCCTGCGGCAACTGATCCGAATGCTGCACCGACAACTGCTCCGGACACAACTGAACAAGATGCTTTGATGGAGGAAACATTTGCCGCTTTGGAGGCAAGTGCTGATAAGATCATTGCAGATAGCGCAGCTGTGCAGTGAGTGACGGCGACGATTTTCTGACTCACGCGGTGTATGATCCGGTCAAGGCGCATGAGTATTACATAAAGAATCGTGAGCTAGCTGGTAATAGTCCCGCTCCCAAAGGCGAGACTAAACAGCAGAGAAAAGCACGCGTTGCGACTAACCAGAAGCAGCGTGAAGCTACCGTTTATGTAGACAGCCAGTTAAAAGGCAAGAAACAAGCGGACAGCACAAAGGCTACTGCTGACCACAAGGTTCGAATGAATGCGCTTCGTAAAAGTTCGGTCGCCAGCCAAGCAAGGATCAACGAGAAGCTTAAAACCTTTCTCGCCGACCTAACTGCCAAGGCTGCGCCCGCAAAACAGATTCCGCTGAACAAGATTCCGCCAAACGCAACCCCCCAGATGCGTGCATGGATCGAGAAGCAGAATCAGAGAATCTCAGCACAGAATGCTGACGCTGCCAACGCCGCATCCGCGGACCTAGCAGCCAAGAAGCAAGCTGCTACTAAAGCAGCTAGCGCTGAGATGAAGCGTGTGGGTACTGAAATGAAGGCTGCGGTTGCTACCGCACGAGCCAACTACGCAGCATCCAAACAAAAGATTCAGACTACGTACAAGCAAGCGTCTGACACGGAACATAAGAACATCAAAGCCAACGTTCGATAGAAAGGAAGGTGAGACTTCAAAATGACAGTAGTAGTGGAAACGAAAGTGCCTGACTTCACGGGCTATGCCACTCGATTCGATCGGGAATGCACTGATGGTCGTACGATCAAGCACAGTGCCTTCATGCATCAGGACAAGCAGCAGGTTCAGCTCGTCTGGCAGCACCAGCATGACAATCCCGAAAACGTACTTGGACATGCAATTCTCCACCAGCGAGAAGATGGTATCTACACTGAGGCCTTCTTCAACAACACTGATCGAGGGCAGCACGCCAAGCAGTTGGTGATCCACGGAGACATCAAAGCTCTGTCGATCTACGCCAACAAGCTCCAGCAGAAGGGCTCCGATGTTGTTCATGGCAACATCATCGAAGTCAGTCTGGTCTACAAGGGTGCGAACCCCGACGCCTATATCGAAGACGTGAACCTTCGACACAGTGGTGACGGTACGGACACCATGGTTGGCGAAGCCATCATCTACCCGGGTGAAGAATTCGAACTCTATCATGCCGATGACGTGACGCACGCTGCTGCTCCAGCTGCTGCGCCAACTTCGTCTGACGCAACTGCTCCCGGTGAAACTGTTCAGGATGTTGTGAATAGCATGACTCCGAAGCAGCGGAAGGTTCTGTACGCTCTTGTGAAAGAAGCCACAGATAAAGGTAACGTCAAACACATTGATGAAGCCGATGGCGATGTAATCATCCATGATGGTGACGAAGAGATTGATGTGAAAGAAGTCATGGACTCCTACACACCAGCTCAGCGAGAAATCGTCGATGCCTTGGTCCTCGAGGCCAGCACGTCCGAAGAAACGTCTGAAGAGGGTTCTGGTAAGGATTCCACGGAAGACGCTTCAAAGAACGCCGATGGCGTGTCTGATGCCGCGGCTGACGACGCCAACAAAGACGCCGACAATCCCGACGGCAAAAAGGGTGATGACGCAGATGCTGCGGCTGACTCCACCGATCCTGAAAAACTCCAGCACTCCACGGAAGGTTCCAAAACCATGAAGTACAACGTATTCGAACAGGGCGCAAACGGAGCCTCCACTCCCGAAGACCAGCGCCACACCCTCAACCACGGCGACATCCTCGAGATCAACGAGCTCTTCAAGGAAACCGGCCACTTCAAGAAGGCGTACGAAAAGTTCAGCCTGAACCACGCCGACTACGGCATCACCAACCTCGACATCCTCTTCCCGGATGCTCGCGCCACCTCGTCCCAGCCGGAGCTCATCGCTCGGCAGACCGAGTGGGTCGAAAAGGTGCTGTCCGCCACGAAGCACTCCCCGTTCGCCAAGGTCAAGACGATCCTTGCCGACCTGACCGCCGAGGAAGCTCGCGCCAAGGGTTACGTCAAGGGCAGCCTGAAGAAGGACGAAGTTGTTCCGCTGCTCCAGCGCTCGACCTCGCCGGCGACTGTCTACAAGAAGCAGAAGCTCGATCGCGATGACGTCATCGACATCACCGACATCGACATCATCTCTTGGCTGAAGTGGGAAATCCGCTTCATGCTGAACGAGGAAATCGCTCGCGCAATCCTTATCGGTGACGGTCGTACCGTTGGCACCCCGGACAAGATCAAGGACCCGCAGGGTCAGACCGAGGGCACGGGCATCCGCTCGATCGCCAACGATGATGATCTGTACGCGCACAAGGTACAGCTCGCAGCCAACGTTGCTCCCGGCGTGATGATCGATGAGATCACCCGTTCGCGTACCAACTACCGCGGTTCCGGCTCGCCGACCCTCTACACCACGGATGCAGTCATCACCGAGATGCTCCTGCTGAAGGACAAGATGGGCCGTCGTCTCTACGAGACCGAGGCTTCGCTGGCTGCGGCAATCCGCGTCAAGGAGATCGTGCCGGTCGAACCGATGGGTGAGGATGCCACGCTGATCGGCGTCATCGTCAACCTGATCGACTACACCGTCGGTTCCACGAAGGGTGGCGAAATCACCTCCTTCGAGGACTTCGACATCGACTACAACCAGTACAAGTACCTGATGGAAACCCGCCTGTCGGGTGCACTGACCAAGCCCAAGTCGGCTCTGGTCATCCGTCGGGATGCTGGCACTGAGGTGACTGCACAGGCTCCGTCCTTCAACACCGCAACCAACACGCTCACCATCCCCACCGTCACTGGCGTGGACTACGTGATCGATGGTTCTGTTGTTCCGGCCGGCGACCGTGTCATCACCGAGTCCACCGATGTCTACGCCGAGCCGGAGACCGGCTACTACCTCGCACCGCTGTCGACCCGTAGCTGGACCTTCAGCTACACCGCTCCGTAGTAGTTCAAAATGACGCGATTCTACGGTGAAATCGGTTTCGGAGACACTGTAGAAAAGCGGCCCGGTATCTGGGAGGACGTCATCGTGGAGCATAAGTTCTACGGTGACGTCCTCCGGAACGACCTTAACACTAGCGATGGTGAGAAGGTCGTTCCGGACTTTACGTTTACCAACCGCCTAAGCATTGTACCGGGTCATGATGCGCTCAAGAAGCGTAAGCAGATGCGGTATGTCAGGTTCGAGGGCGATGTATGGATTATCAGCAGTATTGAGGTCCAGAATCGTCGTTTGATCTTAGGCTTGGGAGGTGTTTATAACGGACCAGTTGCAGATCCAAGCGCTGCTTAGCGGGATTCCGAATGTAAAGAAAGCTTACTTTCAGGAACCGTCTACAACCGCTATGGAATACCCTT